CTCAGCCTCGCTATCCACCCCCACACCATGCTCGGCAGCACAACTGGCCAAACCGTGCTGGACGGCGGTGGCCGCCCCGTAGGTACTTTGAGCGCTCCCCAACAGATCGACATGTATTTTGGCACCGTGACTGAATGACAGGGCAGCCACCGGGTGGTCCTCGTGGGTAGCTACCACGATACGTTGAAATTTACCATGGTCATAGGAAGTATCCAAGCACCCGACCATATGCCGGTGGCCCTCTATCTCGCGATCCTCGGCCTTCTTCCTCTTGGCCTCTTCCTCGAAATCACCTGAACTACCCGGGGCCCAGTTCCTCCTCCTGGCGGCTATCTCAGCCTCCCGCTCCCGCTGAGAATTCCTAGCCAAGCCGTAATAGTTCTTTAACTTGGCCAGGTGCTCCGGCTTGTTGGGGTCAAGGACCTCGACCCGGTTGGACGGGTGACCTGCGTAGAAGGCGGCGGTGCGGCGGTGGACGGTGCCAAGGTACGGCGCTATGGAGTCAGACGAATGACGACGGTACTCCTGGGCGGCGTGGTGATCATGGGCACCGTTCAGATGATCAGCCAAGCTCTGTTCGGGGACCTCAGCCCCCAGGCGTAAAGGGAGCACCACATCGCCGGTAACGTCAGGCCAGTCGCCCAGGTACTTCTCGATGTTGCCGGTGAACTGCCAGTGGAGCTTGCCGTTACCGTTGACATGACCATTGGAGGAAGCCTTGGGCATCCTCTTGCGCTGCTCGTCACTCTCGGGTGGGCGCTGACGCTGCATAGGCACGACCACCCCGGGACCGGAGGTAGCCACAGGGGCTTGCCCAGGGGCGCCTGTAGGGGCCGGAGGGTTCTCTTCGTTCTCCTCGGGGGTGAGAGGCGTCAAGGCGGTGGTATCGCCCGTAGGGACCGCTGGAGAGGGTAGGGGAGTACCCTGGTCGGCCGAACCAGGGGGCGCCATGGGCATCCCCGTCATAGGGTCGATCATCATGGCCGGGTTGTCCTCGGCCATCTGAGCTTCGTTGGTCTTGGCCTGGAAGTCCTGTTCGAGGTCCTCCTCGATAGGCAACCGCTTTTCCTGAAGCTCCAAGAAGAGGTCTCTACGGGTCTCCTCGGCCACCACGGCCCGACGGACCTGTTCGCCCTTGACCTTCTCCAGCTCGTCATCCAGGTCGATCTTGGTGCCCCGCAGACGGGTACGGGCCGAGATCGGGATGCCCTGGGCCACGATGGTCTCAATAAAGGCCCTCTCGGCCTGCTCATCGTGAAGGTTCAGGACGTCGAGCATGAGCTTGGGCGTCATAAGCTTGGGCTTACGCTCTATACGACGAGTCCCGTCAGGATCGACAATCAAGACTTCCTGCATGATGATCTTGGTACGACCACCCTGCTTCTCAGTCTCGTAGTGGCCTTGGGCCTGGGCCACCATCTTCGCCCGCTGGGAGAAATGGCGCTTAGCCTGACGCTGGGCCCTCGTCAGCATCTGGGTAACGACGTCACGGTTCAAGGCATCGGCAGCGTAAGTCTCACCACTATTATGGACCACAAAATCATTAGCCAAGAAGTTGTGGGGTGCGTCCAGCACCCCGATGTCGAACGTCGGCTCTTCCCCGAAGGACCGAATCGAGGTGATCCTCTCTGACCCCACCTGCCAGAGAACGTGGTTCTTGCCACCCTCCTCGGCGTGATGCCGAAGATGGTCGACCTTGGGTAGGACCATCAAGTTACTCAGCTCGTTGTTCTTCTTGTTCTCGTCCAGATGGTGAACGTGGAACTGCGCCGGGTCCAGGTACACCAACTCCTTGCTACGCAAGGGGTCTTCCCGTACGATCCTGATGAACTCCTTGTAGGACAGGTTGTTCAAGGCCGCATCCATCACGGCCCGATGGACAGAGACCTTGTACCGGTACTGGGCACGATGCCACCCGTCGTTCACCTGATAGGGATGATAGCTCGTGAACACGAACTTGTACCCCTGACGAAAAGCCAGGTCTTCTCCCATACTCCGACCGGTGTTCACCTGGACCTGGTCACCAACGTTCAGTTCTCCAAGCTCGACCCATTCCCCTGATGCCGTCAAAAACGGATGTTGGGCCGAGGCCCTGACCGTCTTGCCTGATTCGGTAACCAACTCAAAGGTTTCCTTGACCCCGGAGAACCAAACGTTACCGACCAAGCCCAGCCGGACGACATCCCCATCAGCACGGCTGATGAAGGTGGGCACCTCGGGGTCCCATGGCCGCCCGCAGATAGGCTCACCGGCATACCGACGAGCCAACTTCTCGATCGTCGTCCGATAGCCCTTGCTGGCCCGGTTCAAATGGACCTCTGTATCACCAGCCAAACAACTGGCACCCATGAGCATGGTCCGGCTCAACCCAAAAGCCAAGAGCTTGTTGTCCATGAGGCGATCGAAGTCCGGCCCGAGGTCGGGCATGGCCTCCCGACCGAACACGAGGTCCACCTGGGTAGCAAAGTGAGAGGTAAGAACCCGGAAATCGGCGGCCAAGGCGATGTCCAAAGACTCCTGGAACTCTTCGAGCTGTTGGGCCGTCGGCACCCAAGCGGTATCGGTGCCGGTGTCCTGGGCCGAGGCCCCCAGACGGACCAGGACCAGGGGCGTGTACAGCCGGGAAGCGATCGAGTCCATAGCGGCGTTCAGCATCTCCTGCTGGTACAGGGAGCGGAAGGCCCTCATCATGATGGGCAGCCCACGGTGATGGAACTTGTCGGAGTTGTGGGTGACGAGGCCACCGGTGATGAAGTTGCGGTACTTCTCCACCCCAATGGCCAAGGTCAGCTCGGGGTCTTCGACGGTGACGCTCACCACCTTGTCGTACAGGACCGGTTCAACCGGAGCAAAGCTCTTGCCCCTGATTATCGCCTGCACCGAACTGGTGCCGACACCGTACTCCTTAGCCAGAGCGTTCTGCTTCTCCCCGGCCAACACCCTCTGCCTGATGTCCTCGGCCTGCTGAGCAGTCAGCTTCCTTTGGTACCAACCGCGGTCTACGATCTGCTTGCGAGGGAGGAGCGGGGTGAGCAAGGACGCCAACATGGAGGTGTACCGGCGACTGACTACCAACCGGTAAGGCTGGCACATCTCGCCGTTCTTTTTCATCGTCGTAACAGACGGTGCCTTTATCTCCTGGACGGTACTGTTGACCCCCAGGTACGCCAGCAGGGTCTGGCAATCCTCCAGCAGGGGCCGGTTGGCACTCGCCCACATAGCCATGCCCCGGTCCCGATTGTAGTAGCCATCGGTGTCGAAGTACCCGGACAGGAAGGCAGCCCACGCCTTGGGGCCACCCTGCCAGACGACCTTGTGCACCCGTTTGGTGAAAGTGTTCTGGCCAAACAGACCAACCTCTTTGAGGAGGCTACGGACAGCGTTGAGACGGGTCGGCCCCTTACCCCCATCAATCCGGGTAACCAACCAGGAGCACCTCTTGTCCAGCACCATATGGCAGTCATAACGCCCGACAAACTCGTTCAGCCAGTTAAGCAGTTCGGTGTCGATGTTGTGGAACTTGATGGTCTGGCTCGACCTCTTGGTACCGCAACTGCCATCACCCATCATCATACCCAGGAACCGAGCCACGTCCAAGTCCAGGTACTTACTTCTGAGATCGTTGTTGGCCCCTACAACCAGACGCGACCCCGGGACCAAGAGAGAAGCATCTACCCACCCCTGGTCAGTCAGGAAAGGATGGTTGCCAGTGACGCGAACAGATCGTCCTTGCTGGGTGCGGACATGATGGATGGGCTTGATCCCGTTGTCCTTGATGTAAGTGACCTGACTGAAAACCGGTGTGTTGGTCTTCTCGTCCCAAGCTACAACCCTGTCCCCGCGCTCTAACCGGCGAGCTTCAATCGGACCAGACGGCGTCATCACCTGGGTACCCAAAGTCAGGCACTTGAAAGCCACCTGGCGCATGAGGTCGTTACTAACCGGCATGAACTCCTCGGTCTGGGCCAGACGGAGGAACTCGGGATAAGCCTGAACGAGCTTAGTGAACTCCCATTTGGGCTCACGCTCAACGACGATCTTTCGTATCTCCTCAGGTACCTTCAGCTCGAACCGAGGCTCACGCATGAAGGGGGACTTGATGACCTTGACGTCGTCAGCGTTGATCAGCTCGTCGTACTCCCATATGCCCAACAGCTCGTTGAAGTGCCCGAGAGGAAAAGACTCACCCGTGAGCCAGTACTCATGCAGCATCTCGGGCAGGAACTCTTGGTAGTTGAGCCCACTGTTCTCGTCCATAAACAGCTCTTCGTAGAAGTCCTGGATAGACGGGTCCTTGTACTCAACATGCATTCCGGTGAGCGGCCAATAGGAGTACACGTCGATACACGAGGCCATGACCGGATCGGTCAGGTAGACCAGACGGGCGTACTGACGCAGCCGAATGATCTCCTCGTCCTTGGTGTACTCGAAAGGAAGGTTGGCTTCCCTCCAGTAGAACATGGGGTCCCGAGGCCGGGCCGTAGCAAAGGAGATACCGCTGCCGTTGTAGCCGCCACCGATGACAGCCGTCTTACGCAGGTCGGCCTGGCGGTTCATCCGCATCTCGGCCGCTATCTCACGGGTGTCGTGCAGACCGTTGGCCTTACCATCAGCCAGAGCCTTACGAGCTAC